TTATTTATTTTCTGTCTGTTCAAGTGATTTCAATTTATCCACTACTTCAACTCTTTTATTTGGGTATAGGTGTCCATATGTATTCCATGTTGTATCTACTTTTTCATGTCCTAATCTGTCCGCTATAGTCATAATATTTATATCTAAATTTATTAGTAAACTGGCATGTGAATGTCTAAAATCATGCGTTCTTATTCTTTTCAATTCAGTATCTTTAATATACTTATTCATCAATTTAGCTGGGTATGATCTTGCAAATGTGAAGATTCTATTATCTTTTTCAAGACAATATATTGTTTTCATATAAGATGAAAGTTGATTCATGATTGATTCGGGTAAACCAATGATTCTTTTTCCTTTTTCTGTCTTAGGTTCAGTTATATATGTTATACCGTTAATAACAGATAAAGACTTATTAATAGATATAGTTTGTTCTTCAAAATTAATATCTGTTGGTGTGAGTGCTAACATTTCACCTATTCTCATTCCACTATAATATAATATCTCAAATATAATTTTATCCTCAGGTTTGGTAATATTTGATATGAATATTTTGTATTCATCATATGTCCAAAAGTTCATTTCATCAGATTTTTTCTTACCTATGCTACCTGCTTTTCGAACCGGATTAGATTGTAATCCATAAAATGAGACTGCATAATTTAGTATGGCACTCATTTGATTATTTATTGTCTTTGTGAATGTGTTAGAGTAACCTTCTTTTAAAATTGCGTTTTGCCACTTCCTAATAAGTAAAGGAGATATATCTTTTACTTTTATGTCTTTAAAAAAGGGTAGTATATGTTTGTCTATTATATTTTTCTTTGTAGACATAGTACTAACCTTTAATCTAGGTGATAAATCATCCATATAATTATTTACTAAATGAATAAATATTATATCTGTTGTAACATCTAAGGAGTTAATAAAATCTGACTCCCATTGTTTCGCTTCCTTTTTGGTTTTAAACCCTTTTTTCTGTTTTCTTTGACTCTCGCCTTTATAGTCTGTATAGTAAATTTGGACTCTCCAAAGTCCAGTAGAATTATCTTTATATACCCCCATTTTTATACACCTACTTTCAATTTTATGTTATAATGTAGGTACAGCAAATAGGCTCACTCAGTGAGTTATTTGTGTACGGTATAAGAAGTAGTGTTCCGCCAAGATTCAGCTACTTCTTATTTTTTGTAAAATTATCTTTTCGCTCTTCTATACCCTGCAGCCTGAGCTTCTTCCTCTGAATTAAAATAAACAACATTGTTTTTACTAATTTTATTGTATGAAGCACCACCAGGAACATGATATATCATACTCTTGCTATTACCTTTAATTTTTCCATATGTTGTGTCAGCACTATAATCCTTTCCAAAGCTATTGCTCGAATCAGTGCTTTCTGAATTTGAATTGACGGATTTTGAGTTAGTAGAATTTGAATCAGCAGTTTGATTAAATTCTTGTGATTTCGCTTCATTCCACAATCCAATTCCGTTATTTCTAGCTTCCCTTTGCAATTTATTAAAAAATTCGCTATATTTACTATCAGGTTGATATGTATAAGCTTGACCGTACCCGTCTTTTATAAGTTTTGCATTAAACATTTTATCGATAATTTCAGCTTCTGTTGGTTCGTTCGTATTTGGTCGTGCCAACCACACATATCTCAAAAGTCTGCCATATTTATCAGTTTCAGAAACATCTTTTTGGAGATATACAGTTTTAGAGTTTAGTGAGTTTTTTGTAAAATCACTAGCTTCTTTTCCATAAAATTGAACTGGGTTACTAGGGTGAACAGTCTCAGGAGTATCTACGCCTATCATTCTAATTTTGTACTCTTTATTATCTAAATTAACGTATATTGTATCCCCATCAACGACTTTTGTTACTTTTGCCTCAGAGAAAGAGTTAGTGTTTTTATTAATTGAGTTATCTACAGACTCTTTAGTTTCCGTTTCTTTCTTAGCTTTATCGTTATTTTCAATCTCTTTATCGGCTACAATAACTTTTTTAGAATTATTATTAGAATGTTCATTACCAACTTTTTCCTGTTTTTTAGTTTGCTGAGTTACTGTTTGTTGAGATGAGTTTAAATATATAGCATCTCCGACTTTGCCAGCAACAAAAAAAGATAAAACAAAAGCCATTAGTGAATATAAAACCGGATTTGAGTACCATTTGTTTTTGGGTAGGTTGAATTTTTCTTGTATTTTAAATTTATTTTTCTTCGCATAATATATACCGTATATTCCAGCCAATACTATTGCCAAAGGCGCAAGAAATATTGCAAAGAAAAATAATAATCCATATTTGATGATTTTAAAAATTCCAATTTTCTTCTTCATAAAAAATACCTCCATAAAAAATTTATACCAAAATTTTAAAGATTATGATAAATGTTTTCTATTCAATACGCACAAAAAGAACTAAATACTATAAGGTATTCGCTAGTTTAAGTAAATACTTGTGGACTACTTCAATTAGCTTAGCAGCAGTATATACCTCTGAATCTTCTTTTACGATAATTGGCTCATAGTTTGCATTGCAAGGGTTTAGTATTGATTAATAATCTGTTTTGTGAATTTTTTAAAGTAAATTCACTATTAATAACAACTGTTACAATCTATACATTATTTTCTTAATTTATTTTTTAGTGATTTAATACTTAATAGAGCCTTATCAGCAACTTCTTTATCTTTTGCAAATTGAATTCCTTTATTTGCTGTATTTTTAATTGAATTTTTTATTGCTCCAGTTTTATATCTAATGCAAATAAAAAAGCTAAAATCTGTATTTATAGTTACTACTTTTTGAATTCCAAACTCATCAATTACAACTTGCTTGTACGGCCCACCTTGTGGAATTAGTTGCACAGAGCTTATTGTGTTGAAATGCTTATGAACAGTTGGTAATAATGAAGTCGGAACATATCCAACTTGTTTCTTATTGGCCATTATTTTTATGGCATTTTTATCATGTATATTTTTGGGCTCCTTTACAAGCTTTACAGAACATGAAAAAGTAGCATTAATAGGTATTTTATACTTTATGTATCCAACAGGGTTATCCAAAAAATCTTTTTTAGTCAATCCACCATACTCGTCGTATGGTTCTAAATATTCTTCATAGATTTTATTTACATTTTCCTGAAAGTAATATGAACTAGTGACTTTTTCTCTTAATTCAAAAATGTCAGCGGAATCAGATGTTTTATTAATAATGCTAAGTAGACCCAAGGTAAACACTCTCCTTTATCATATATATATTTAATTCTTAAATAGTATTTAAAATTTATGGATGACTCCCACCAATTTTCCAGCAATATATACCTCTGAATCTTCTTTTACGATAATTGGCTCATAGTTTGCATTGCAAGGGTTTAAAATTAGTGAATCGTCGGTTTTATAGATTTTTTTTAGTGTTGCTTCATTATCAATAATAATTGCACCTATTTCGCCATTTTCAACAGTTGATTGTTTTTTCAGTAAAGCTATATCTCCATCATATATTTTGGCATCAATCATACTATCACCTTTGACCCTAAGACAAAAATCTATCTTCAAACTTCTATCCATATATAGATAATCCTCTATGTTTTCATCAGCAAATATTGGCGTATCTGCAGCTATGGTGCCGACTATTGGAACTGGTATTGCTTGAGGAAGTATTATATTTTTTACATTTGATAAGTCTGGTTCATCTTCAACCACACACGAAAGCCAAGATGGACTTACATCTAGTGCATTTGCTAATAATGTTATTTTATCTTGTTTTGGCATATATCTGCCATTATAATAGTCAGAAATAGAAGAAGCTCTAATTCCAGTCAATTTTGATAATTCAGCTTGTGAAATACCTTTATCTTCAAGTATTTTTTTAAATCTAACCAAAAATGTTTCCAATTGTTGTTCACCTCCTTAGCTCGAATTATACAGTATTCCGTACAAAAAGTAAATAGAAAAGAAAAAATAATACAGAAAACTGTTGACTTTTTGTATGAAGTAAACTATACTTGAAATATAAACGGAAAACCGTATAAATAAGAAAGTGAGGATATGAATATGACAGTAAAGTATGATTATAGTAAACTCAGAGGTTTAATTAGAGAAAAATGTGGAACTCAAAGTAACTTTGCAAAGGCAATTGGTATTTCAGGTACAAGTTTATCTCAAAGACTGAATAATAGTGTGCCATTTACCCAAACAGAGATAATGACAGCTTGCAAATTATTTGGATGTACTATATCGGAAGCAGATGAAATTTTTTTTAAACATCAATAACGGAAAACCGTATAAAAAAGAGGTGAGGTGATAAGAGATAAAGCTGACACTATTAAAGTAGCGATTGCTATTTTGGTTGAAAGAATAGAATCTTTTTTTAGTTCTTTATAATGTTGTTCGTTCAACTTTATAAGTTCATTAAGTCTAGTTATTTCTTCAACTTTCAAGTTGTCGCTATGGAGAACAGATTGTCTCATTTGCTTGTAATCAATCATAGAATACCTCCGTATTAATATAGTTATTTTGATTATATCACACAAAAAGAAAGTGAGGTGAGATGTGATGGGAAAAATCTTAAGTGTAGAAGATATTAAATATTTTCTATCAACGCAAAATATTTCAAAACGAAAATTTGCTAAAGATTTGGGAATAAGTAGAACGCATCTAGACAAATTACTATCGGAAAAATGTACGGTAGGAGTGCGTACTTATCAAAAATTAGATAGATATTTTAAGAAATTTGAATTAGATATTGAAATGTTTCTTTTGCCAACTGAAATAGTACTGGGTGATAAAATTGTTAGATGTATCAATATAACAAATGAGTCAAATGAATTGATAGCAAGTATTACAAGTTCTAATATAATTGAACGAGATGGATACAAAGTTGAGTGCAAGTAAAAAATAATTTAACCTAGATTATTGTTTTTTGATTTGTCAGGGTTAGACACTGGAGTATCAACTCCGTTAATATTTCTAACATGGAAATTTTCGTAGTTACCTTTGTTTATTTCCTTTACAAATTGATTTCTTGTCATTGTTTTTCCGGTATTGTTATCAACAAAATGTGTGTTTCTACCGGTTGAAGATTCTTTTGTTACTGAAATTCTTTTTGGCATTTAATCACTCCTTTAAGAAAAAATACAATTGAGTTTTGGAAATTTTACAAGAAAACTTGCACTCATGTATATTATAGCATGGCACTAAAAAATAATCAATATATAGTGCAAAATAAAAAATATAGACAATATTATACTATATATAGATATTTTAGAAAGCGAGGTGATGAGAAGTGAATAATTATTTTATTGAGGTAAAGGAGATATCGAAAATATTATGTATGTCAGAAGCATATGCATACAAAGTAATCAGAGAACTTAATGAAGAGTTAAAAGAAAAAGGGTTTAGAGTTGTTAGAGGAAAGGTTCCAAGGGTTTATTTCAAAGAAAGGTATGGTATTGATGAGAATTGATTTAGTTGGTGCATTTAAGTACATACTTTTGATTGTAGTAGAATATATCTCAATGTATTTGAGATGGGCAAATGATTAAATAAATAGGAGTGTAGCATGGATAATAAAACGAAAGATGCATATGAAAGATTAATAGAGTTGATGGATAAATATGGATTAACTTTTGATGATGTAATAAGTATTATTCAAGATAATATATAAAAAAGCGACGACTAATTAAAGTCAATCGCTAACAACTTACACTTAATATTATATCAGAAAAAAGGTGATATGAATATATTTTTAGGAGATTTGTTATGGCTAATGTAATTAATTATTTTTCACATGACAGCAATGCGAGGAATTCTGACAAAATAATAAAACTAAGAATGAAGCTTGGCATGGAAGGTTATGGAATATATTTTGCTCTTTTGGAAAGACTAAGAGATGAAAAAGAATATAAATCACTAAGAGATTATGAGATACTGGCGTTTGATTTTAGAGTTGATGTTGAAAAAATAAGATCAGTGGTTGAAGATTTCGATTTATTTGAGATTTCTGAGGATGGTAATTCATTCTATTCAAAAGGATTTCTTGAAAGAATGGAAATTAAAGATAGTATTAAAAAGAAACGTTCTGACGCTGGCAAAAAAGGTGCTGAAAAGAAATGGAATAAGATTGATGGCGATATTGCTGGTGTTGAGACTGACGAAATAGAAGCTTGCAATAGTTATGTTATAAAAGATAATAGCAATGTCAATACAAAAGATAGCAACACTATAGCAAAAGATAGCAAAAGTATGGCAAAAAATGGCAAAGAAAAGGAAAGTAAAGAAAAGAAAAGTAAAGAAATATATAGTCAAAACTCGAACGAGTTTCGACTTGCATATCTTCTTTTCAAGTTGCTGAAAATGAATAATGACAAATTTAAAATGCCTAATTTACAAGAGTGGGCGAAACACATTGATTTAATGTTGCGAATTGATAAAAGGAGTGTTGATGATGTTGAAAAAGTCATTAGGTTTTGTCAACAAGATGAATTTTGGTGGAACAATATACGGAGTACGTCAAAACTTAGACAGCAGTTTGACGCTCTTTATCCGAAAGCGGCAAAATTGAAACCTAAAGGAATTTGTCAAAGTGATAATGTAGGAGGGGAGTATGGTTGGGATAGATATTAGTTTTGCAAATATTGAAGCTGAGACAGCGCTGTTGGGTTGTATTATTTCTGACAACTCATGTATGGTCAAATGTATGGATTCAGGTGTTGTTCCGGATGATTTTATGGAACAAGGATTCGGATTTGTGTATTATTGCATGAGTGAGCTATTTAAATCAAATAAGCCTATTGAGGCGGTTAGTTTAATTTCATACGTAAGGTCAGCTGGTGGAAGTATAGAGGCATCAGATGTAACTGCGATGGCTCTGGCTGGGATAGTAACAAGTCTTGATTATTACATATCTGAGATTAAGACAATGAGCTTTAAAAGACGTATTGTGGCTGAGATTAACGATATTGTTGGCGAGATGAAGAACAACTCTATGTCTCAAATTAAAAGCAGTATTGCAGATTTATTAAACAATGCTAGTACTGATAGTGAAGTTAAAGAACTGTATTGTGATATTTCAGAAATTAAGCGAGTTGAAATGAATTCTGGCTTACAGTTAGGGTTTTCTGAGTTGGATTATTTGACTAATGGGTTGGTATTTGGAAGTCTCACAGTACTGACTGGTGAGCCTAGCAGTGGAAAATCAACTCTGTTAAATCAAATCATTGCACATAATATTGCTAGTGGATATAAGGCACTGATATACTCTGGAGAATTGACAGCATTTAACACATTGCAGTGGTTCATGAGAACTGTTGCCAATGTTGAGGATTTGAAAGAGTATAGGGGTGCTAACGGAACATATTATGATGTGAATTCTAGGGGAGAGAATGCGATTAGGAGCTGGATTAAAAATAGGCTGTTTCTATTTAACGAAGAGAGTGTTGCAAATATTGAAAATATAACAGTTACAATTGATTATCTGGCTAGGGAAAAAGGTTTGAAATTGGTTGTTATAGATAATATGATGACGGTTGAAAACTCAGGAGATGAAGAGCTTGAAAAGCAAAAAAATTTGTCCAAAAGTTTAAAGTCGCTAGCAAGAAAACATGGCTTGTGTGTGATTTTAGTGGCTCATCCAAAGAAAAAAGATCGGCGTGAAAAATACCATATGCATGATGTTAGTGGGGCATCTGAAGTGGTTAATTTGGCTGATTATGAGTTTTTGTTGACAAGAACCATTGACGATAAAGATGATATTACTAGAATCGTGATATTGAAAAATCGTGTAACTGGAAAACAAGGGATTAAGAGGGTTTTGCATTTCGATGAAATCAGAAAAAGATTTTATATTAATTCTGACGAGAGAAACAGAGATTATAAATACATTCAGTTGGATCAAATTTGTTTTACCGAAAGTGATGCATATGACGCTCCATTTTAGAAAGGGGGATTTGAAATGACAGAGATTGAGGCAGTTGAGTTATATCTGGATAATCTAAAACGACTTGAAAATGCTGAAATATATTTTTACAACTTGGATTTGAGCGATAAGGAATATTTTGATAACCCGCACTGGGGATCATATTTTGAAATATTACAAAATTGCAAAAAAATATATCCTTTAGTAAAAAATTTTGAAGGGCTATCTAAATTAGCAAAGGAAAGAGGACTATCAAGATATAAGTGGTTCGAAAGGAATAAACACATAAGAAATTAAAGGTGAATAACATGATTTAGTTCAGTTATTGGCTGCTAGAATTAAATCACACTTTTAAAATAATTTTTTCAAACAGGAGGTTATTATGGCAAATATAAATAGTGTGGTATTAATTGGCAGGCTCACAAAAGATCCTGAAATTAGATATATACCAACTACAGGAACACCAGTAGCTGCATTCACATTAGCTATTGATAGAGATTATAAAAATAAAGATGGCTCCACTACTACTGATTTTATACCAGTGGAATTAATGGGAAAGCCTGCAGAGTTTTGTGCAAATTACATTACAAAAGGTAGGCCAGTAGCAATACAAGGCTCAATACGAATAGAAAAGTACGAAAAAGATGATGAGAAAAGAACTTTCACAAAAGTTGTAGGTAAGAATATTCAAGCATTGGATAGTAAGAAAGGTGAAAAATCTGAACAGGGTGAAAGTCCAGCATCCTTTGAAGCTGTTGATAATGATGATGTTCCATTTTAAAAGCATGAATTTCTTTAAAAGTATGTTGGCAAGGAGGTATATGTATGGCTAAAACAAAGCGTTCAAGTGACTTTAGACGTATTGATAAATGGCTTCACGAGTATGAATTTCTTAAGCTAACAATAGAGATTTTGGAAAGAGAAATTGAAGATATTAAAAAGGTTGAGATTGACGGTGGATGCAATGGAATCTCATACGATAATATTAAAGTAAGCCCTACTAACTCGGTTAATAATATGTTGGAAAATAATGTTATTAGAAAGCATGAAATACTCTCAAGAAAAGAACTTGAAATGAAGGCTTTGCTGGATCATAAAGTTAAAATGGATAGAGCGTATAATAATTTTAATTCCGATCAGAAAATTTTTTATGATTTATTCTATGTAAAAAAATATTCCAGAATAAAAATAATGGATATGATGAATATAAATAAAAATATCTACAATAGTTTAAGGAGCAGCACTGTTTATAGCGCACTAAACTCAATTGAGCCACAAAGGGTTTTTAGTGAAATAATAGAAAGATTTGCTGGCAACCAAAAAAGGAATAAATAGGGGAAAAGTAGGGAATAAAAAAGCGTTGAAAGATGATATCATGGTATTGTGGAAGATGAAGGTGGTAGTCATTGTGAATCACTAATTACCACCTTCTTTGACTTAAGTAGACAGGCTTCATGACCTCCCTAAAAATATATTTATTAAAAAAAATAGCACCTTTGCTGGGTGTTATTTTTTCGTTTAATTTTTGTAAATTTGACTATAATATATTGTGGAAAATATTTTCCTTTGGTATAGTTAGGGTAAGAATGATTATATTAGGGGGAAAATAGTTAATGGCGGTTAAGACGGTGTATTTTTATGATGTTAAAATTAGAGAAAATGAAAAAGAAAGTCTTTATTTAAAACATAAAAACATTATAGAGAAATATGGAAAGAAACATGGTAAATCAAAGAGTGAGTATATCAGCATAAACTTGTACGATAAGAACGAAGAAGATGATGAAAAAAGAATTGTTCTTGATGTTTTGGAACACAATAAAACTTTTTTCTTTGGAAGGTTAGGCAGACCGAGCAAAGCTGGAACAATAGGTAAAAGAGATTATGAAAGTGGTTCACTTGAGGATGTTTTGACGGCAGAAGAGGAGATAAAGAGAGGAATTCAGTTAGTTAATTATTTTTATTTTGTGTATTCAAGTAACATTTTATGCATTACGAATACTAAAGGAGGGGCGAAACATTTTAGTTTTAATGATATAGTGAATATTTTTGAGGGTGAAGGAGTAGTATCTTCATTTCCAATACCTAATGAATATGGGTTAAATGCGTTTTATAAAAATGACTATTCAAAAATAAAATCTATAGAGTTTGAATCTGCTGATATAGATAGCTCTTTCTTGAAGCATATATTAAATTTAGATGATAAGACGCTACTTCAAATGCAAGAGAATAAAAATAAGGTGGGTATATATTTAAAAGCTGATAGAGATAAATTTATATTAGATAATAAAGATGTTGTAAGGAATGCAATAGATTCTCTTAAGGAAGGTGTAAAAGCCAAAAAACTAAACAAAGCTAAAATAAAAGGTAGCACTAAAAATGAAAAGAAACAAGAATATGATTTAATGTCCTTGTATTATAAATACACGATTGATGTAAAACTATACAGATATGAGAATGGAAGGAAACATTCTCATGATTTGGAAGAATTAAAAACAGAATATCTATCAGCTTTGAAAACAGCATACAATGAAAAGAAGGAAATATTTAGTAAAATGAAAAAATAGTATTCTCTTTGATGGGGGGAGGGCTGAAAATGAAAAAAATATTTAAGTATCTAATTGTGCTAATTGTGTTGGTATGTATGTGCTTTCTTTTCATTAAAAATACAATAGTGAGGATTAATGATTTTGGTAATATATTTCTTTTTTTTATAACTATCAATTCAATATTATGTGGGTTTAGTACGAATAATGAAAGTAAAATACTGAGTGTTACATCTGAAAGTATAATTCAAGAATTAAGAGGGAGCGGAATAATTGCCGAAAGAGAAAGGTTAGTATCTATTAACTTTAAATTTTCAGTAGTATCAATCTCTCTTTCCTCGGCGCTATATTTGATATTGATTTTAGGTATTCTAAAAAATATTGTGATTTTTAAAATTGCGACCTATGTACTTATAGTATTAACCATAGTAGGAGTCAGCCTATTTATTAAGTCATCAAGTAAAATAAAGAGTATAATAAAGATTGTGTATGATGATAGGTGTCCGTTCACTAAAGACGAGTTGGAAAATATGAAGGATGATATAGAAAAATTACATTAGATATAGTAATGATGACTAATAACTTATAAGAAAAAAAGGACCCAGAGAGGTCCTTTTTTCGTGCAAATAAAAGTTGAGAAAGTGAGGTGATATATATGAACATAGTGGAGCCAATACGTGATAACAACAAATTAGAAGACATTCTGAACTACTTAAAAATGACAAATACAAGAAATTATTTATTATTCTTACTTGGGTTATATACGGGATTAAGAGTGTCTGACATTCTTCAGTTGCAGGTTAAACATGTTATTAATAAGGATCACCTAAGGATTAAGGAGAAAAAGACGAATAAATATAAGACTATCAAGTTAAATAGAATATTAAAAAAAGAATTGGATAACTATGTAGTAGACAAAAATGATTATGAATACTTAATTGCAAATTCAAAGACAGGATTGAATCCAATAACCAGGCAGCAGGCATATAGGATTATCAGAGAAACCTGTGAAAGATTTGGGGTTGAAAATACAGGCACTCATAGCTTGCGTAAAACTTTTGGATATAACTATTACAATAAAACCAAAAATATTGCAGTATTACAGAATATATTTAATCATAGTGATCCAAGTATAACATTAAAGTATATTGGCATAAATCAAGACACAATCTCAAGTGCTTATGATTCTATGAGATATTTTTAATCTACAAAATGTTACATATTGAGTAAACGTAACATTTTAAATTGAATACCAAGATTGAAACAGATAGAGATATTGAAATATTAATAGCTCTATAGATATAAATAAATAATAATGAAATGTAACACAATATAAGATATGTAACATTTTGAAAGGAGGAATATATATAAAAAAATCAGAATTTAGACCAGATAGAGGTGCGCATAGAACAGCATATGAAAAAAATAGAAAAAGAATTTTAAAGACAGATAGTATATGTGGAATATGTGGTAAGCCTGTTGATAAAACACTAAAACCTCCACATCCTTTATCACCGTGTATTGACCATATAATTCCTTTAAGCAAAGGTGGTCACCCAAGTGATATAAACAATCTCCAATTAGCTCATTCTACATGTAACAGGCAAAAGAGTGATAAGATGCTGGCGATAAATAGAGTTGGTGATAAAGATATAAATATTGTTCTTTCAAATAGGAATCTACCTAAATCAATAGATTGGGTGGCTTATGGAAGAAAAAACAATAACAAATAAGTAAAATAATTAAAAATTTTTGAATGAATTTATTTTCAGTAATTTAAAAAAAGAAATTATAAAGTTTTATGAAAAATAAAATTTTTAATAGTGATGATTCAGTTTACTGGGGGCATATTACCCCCTAGAGGGCAACGTAAGAGGTTCCCGCCGTTACTGTACATATTCGCGGAGATACGAAAGGAGTTGTGAAAATGGCAATAGAATACGGAATTGAATATCTTAGAAAGAAACTGAATTCGCACAAAGTAAGTGTTGACATAAGATATTCGAATTATGATATGCATAGAGTAGAAAAAGATATTGGAGTAACTATTCCATCTCATTTGAAAGCACTATATAGATCTACTCTTGGCTGGTGTGCAAAAGCTGTTGATTCAATTGCTGATAGATTGATATTTAGAGAGTTTGAGGATAATAAGGATATATTTAATTTAAATGATATATTTAAGTTGAATAATCCAGATATTTTGTTTGATTCTGCAATATTAAGTGCATTAATAGCATCATGCTGTTTTATTTATATAACAAAAGATGAGAGAGGAAATCCAAGATTACAAGTGATTGAGGCTAGTAATGCTACAGGAATAATAGATCCAATAACTGGGTTACTTAAAGAAGGATATGCAGTTCTTGAACGAGATAGAGGCAAACCTAAAATGGAAGCACATTTTTTGCCATTCAAAACAATTATATATCGTGATAATCAAATTGATGATACATATAAACATAGTTCAGCACATCCGCTTTTGGTTCCAATTATATACAGACCGGATGCAGTAAGACCTTTTGGTAGAAGTAGGATATCGCGTGCTGCAATGTATTTACAAAAAAGTGCAAAACGAACACTTGAAAGAGCTGATATAACTGCTGAATTTTATTCATTCCCTCAAAAATACATAGTAGGTATGGAGTCAGACGCAGAATCCTTTGATACATGGAAAGCGACAATAACATCTATGCTTAGAATAGACCAAGATTCAGATGGAAATAAGCCTACATTAGGTCAATTTTCTGCGCACAGTATGTCGCCATTTATAGAACAATTAAGAATGACAGCAAATTTATTTGCTGGAGAAACTGGTCTAACGATAGATGATTTGGGCTTTGTTTCTGATAATCCAAGTTCAAGTGAGGCAATCAAAGCAAGTCACGAAAATTTGAGGTTGATGGTAAGGAGTGCTCAAAGATGTTTTAGCATTGGTTTTTTAAATGTGGCATATCTCAGTTGTTGCGTAAGAGATAATAAAGATTATGCAAGGGATGTATTTTGTGATGTGAAAGTGAAATGGGAGCCAATATTCGAGCCAGATGCATCTACATTATCCGTTGTTGGAGATGGCGTTATTAAGCTCAACCAAGCGGTACCAGGATATATTACTTCAGAGACATTGCATGATCTTACAGGAATAAAAGGTGGTTCAGAAATAAATTTGTTGAATGTGGAAAACAATAGTTTTAAATTACAGGAAAGAGATAAACAGAAAAGTAGAATTATATCGACTTACGAAATTACATCATTACTATCAAATTACCAAAAAGGTGTCCTATCAAGAGAGAATGGAATAAAACTTTTAGTGTCAATGGGGTATGAAGAGCAGGAAGCAACTGAAATGTTAGAGAATACAAGTATAATTCGAGAGGTGTAGCACGTTGGATATATCGCCAGAATTACTTAAAAATATCTTGGAAGATTTTAATAGAAAGTATAGAAATAATAAAAAGTTGATAGATCTTGTAGCAACTATTGATAATAAAACAGCCACTTATGAAGATGCATATAACTTTTCTGTTGAAATAGGTAATATGCTTGCTAGTAGTTTTGATTTGTTCATAAATGCTGATGATTTGCCAAATAGAAAGATGTATTACAATATTGCTGAAAAAGTGATAGGTGAAACTTTAGGTTATAATCATAAATTAGTGTCTGAATTTGCAAAAGATGTGCAAACTGTGCTTAATAAACAATCAGGAATGAACATAAATGGCGTTGCTGCCGAAATTTCACGAGAACGAATTGAAGGATTGATTAATAAGGTTTCTAGTGATGATTTCGATAAAGTGAAGTGGGTGTTGGATGAACCTGTTAAAACATTTGCAAAAAAAATTGTAGATGATACTGTAAAAGCAAATGCAAAGATACATAAGGATTTGGGATTAAAGCCTCAAATCACTAGAGTGGTTCATTCTAATGCGTGTAGTTGGTGTAAAAATTTAGCAGGTCAATATAATTATGGTGATGAATCTCCAGATGTGTATAAAAGACATGCATATTGTAATTGTGTTGTTACATATACGCCAAAAGGATATAAAAAACCAGTCAATGTGTGGTCCAAAAAAGAACATAAAGTAGGAAACGATCAGAAAAAAAATGCTAAAACAAACAACCACAATATTGAAACATTTTCAAAAAGAGGGTATAATGATGTTAATAAATTAAGTAACAATGAGGTCAGAATTTGGTATCATGATAAACTTGATGAAATAGACAATTTGGTGGATAAAACTAAATCAATTGAGGAACAGGCTATACAGGCTTTTGAATTGAGAAATAAAATAAGATCTCAAGCAAGGGAATTAATGGATGATGCAGAAGCAAGAGAATATTTAGAAAAAAATAAACCAATCAATACAGATTTTGAGAAATTTGTCGAAGAGAAAATGAAAAGGAAGAATATGACTAGAGAACAGGCTTATATTGACATAGTTAAAACGTCAAAAAAGTCAAATAAAAATATTGATGTTTCTCTAGGCATAGAAAGGAGTGGCTATGAGTAAAAAATATGAGTATGACTATACTATATGTACTGAATATGATGAAGATATTTTTAATAGACAGTGCAAAGCACTGGAACAACATATTCATGGGATAAAAAAAGGCTTGTTTTTACATGATGTAGACAATTCTAAGTTACAATATTATGATATTGGTGGTAAGGAATTAAGGGTTGTCAATGATTTTCAAATTGGAGCTGTATATATCGATTCAGACATAGAATTAAGGCAATTTTTTTAAAGAAGTACTTTGACGGTAGATGTTGAGGTGCTTTTTTTATGTAAAAAAATACTTGGACACAAGGTAAAAAATGGAGGTATATGAGATGGCTAAAAGATTGGGTAGTCATACACCTACACAATATAGGTACTTGCCATCTAAAAGTAATGATTGCGAATTTGCAGTACAAACGTATGAAAATACAGGAAGGAAGATTCAAAAATGGCAAGAGAACCTACTTAAAGAGATATTAGGAATAAATGAAGATGGTTTGTGGACACATACTAAGTTTGGGTATTCTATTCCTCGTAGAAATGGTAAAAATGAAGTTGTTGCTATTAGGGAATTGCGAGGCTTATTAAAAGGCGAAAAGGGACTACATACTGCACACAGAACCACAACATCTCACAGTGCCTTTGAGAGGCTCATTAAATTGCTTAATGATTATGGCTTTGTAGAAAAAGAGGATTTTAGAGCATTGAGACAAATGGGTCTTGAAAAAATTGAGATGATTGGTGAATATGATGGTTCATTATCATTTAGGACTAGATCAGCAAAAGGCGGTTTAGGAGAAGGATTTGATTATTTGATAATAGATGAGGCACAGGAATACACTCAAGATCAAGAATCAGCATTGAAGTATGTTGTAACTGATTCGAAGAATCCACAAACTATATTTTGTGGAACTCCACCGACAATGGTAAGCTCTGGGACAGTATTTGTTGATATGAGGGATAATGTATTAGATGGCAGATCTAAAAATACTGGATGGGCTGAGTGGTCAGTGGATGAAATGTCCGATATACGCGATAAGGAATTGTGGTATAAGACAAATCCATCATTAGGTGTTATCTTTACTGAAAGAAGTATTGAAGATGAAATTGGCAAGGATGAAATAGACTTCAATATACAAAGGCTAGGGCTATGGCTTAAATATAATCAGAAATCTGCTATATCACAAAAGGATTGGGAAAGATTGAAAGTCAACGCAATACCTAAATTTATAGGAGATTTGTTTTGTGGAATAAAGTATGGGAAAAATGGAACTAATGTGGCTGTTAGCATTGCGGTAAAAACTCTGTCAGGAAAAGTATTTGTGGAATCGATTGACTGTAGAAATATAAGGTCAGGTAATAAATGGATAATTGATTTTCTATGTGCAGCTAATATCAAAAATTTAGTTATTGATGGAGCTGGGACACAGTCTATATTGGAGTCTGAACTGAAAGAACAAAAAATGAAAATAAAACCAATATTTCCAACAGTAAAAGAAATAATCATTGCTAATATGAAATGGGAACAGGCAATATTCCAAGAGTGCATTAGACATAACAATCAACCATCCCTTACCGATGTGGTAACAAATTGTGACAAGAGACTCATTGGTTCGCAAGGTGGATTTGGGTACAAAGCACTCTTTGAAGACAAGGAGATAGCACTAATGGATAGTGCGATTCTTGCACATTGGATGTGTACAGAAAATAATACAAAAAGAGTTAAAAAACAAAAAGTTAGATACTAATTGCATCCTTATGGGTGCTTTTTTTATGTAAAAAAAATACTTGGACACAAGGTAAAAAATGGAGGTATTTAAGATGTCGTTTAAAATAATAGAAACTCAAGATCAGCTAGATAAAATAATAGCTGATAGACTTGAGAGACAGAAAACTCAAATCGAAGAGAAATATAAAGGATTCGATGAGGTTAAAAAAGCTAATGAGGATTTGCAAGTTGAAATAGCTGGATTAAAAGAAAAAATAGATACTCTAAACAGTGAAAAGCAGGAACATATTAATAAGGTAGAGGGTTTAAATGCTAAAATCAAAAATCATGAATTGAGTGATTTAAAATTAAAGATAGCATTAGAGAATAACATTCCATATACTATTGCACAGAGACTGCAAGGAGAAACTGAAGAAGAGATAGAAGCTGATGCAAGAAATATGTCGGAATATGTATCAAACAATGGAATTTTTAAAGCTCCGCCATTAAAAAATTTGGAACCCGCTGGAGTGAATGAGGATACTAGCTATAAGAAATTATTATTAGAATTAGAAGGAGAGTAAAAATATGTCAAAAACAGAATTATCAAAAGGAACATTATTTGAACCATCATTGGTCACAGATTTAATAAGTAAAGTTAAGGGAAAATCTTCTTTAGCTATACTATCTCAGCATACACCAATACCATTTAATGGACTAAAGGAGTTTACTTTTAGTCTTGACAATGAGATTGATGTTGTTGCTGAAAATGGTAAGAAGGCGCACGGTGGAGTAAGTGTTGAACCAATAAAAATTATTCCAATAAAAGTAGAATATGGTGCCAGAATTTCTGATGAATTTATGTATGCGTCTGAAGAAGAAAAGATTGATATTTTAAAGGCTTTCAATGATGGATTTGCTAAAGTTGCAAAAGGTTTAGATTTGATGGCATTTCATGGCATTAATCCAAGAACTGGTGAAGCATCATCAGTAATTGGAGATAATCATTTTGATAATGTTGTAGTTCAAACAGTGGTGTATGATGCCGGTGATCCAGATGCCAATATTGAGGCTGCTGTTGCGGTAATACATGGTTCGGAGGGCGAAGTTACTGGCGCTGCTTTTTCTCCAATATTTTCATCAGCATTAGCGAAAATGAAAATTAACGGTGTAAAAGCATTTCCAGAATTATCTTGGGGTGCAAATCCTGGTTCAATAAATGGGCTTAAAATTGATATTAATAAAACTGTAGAAAATAAGACAGTTAAGGATAGAGCTATATTGGGGGATTTTATGAATATGTTTAAATGGGGGTATGCAAAAGAAGTTCCTTTTGAAGTAATCAGGTATGGCGATCCTGACAATTCTGGAAAGGATTTGAAGGGATACAACCAGGTATATTTAAGAGCGGAATTATACATTGGTTGGGGTATTATGGATGCAAATTCATTTGCAAGAGTTGTGGAGGCATAACATGAACAGATATGAAAATAAAAGAACTGGGGCTATCATTGATAGCCCTTGTGTAATAAGTGGTGGCGATTGGATTGAGCATGCTGATATGGATCAAGGTAATGCATCTTCAAGCATTGAAACGATCGAGAATAAACAATTAAATAATGGAACTGAAGTAACCAGCATTGAAAGCGAAGGAGATACTAATATAGATAGTGATAAGACTAGTGATTTAGATTCGATTGCGAAAAAAGATATAATGCAAGAACTTGATGCACTTGGCATTAAATATAATCCTAAATCTACTAAAAAGGCTTTGTATGATCTGATGATGAAAGGTAAATAGCAATGGATAGTTTTGCAACTATAGAAGATTTGAGAGTACTATGGAGAGATTTGCGAGAAGATGAAGAACAAAGAGCTAGTGAACTCTTAATCTTGGTATCTGATAGTCTAAGGGAAGAAGCTATAAAAGTTGGAAAAGATTTGGATAAGATGTTTAATGAAAGAGATTCTTTTAAGTCTATCGTAAAATCAGTAGTAGTTGATGTAGTAGCTAGAACCTTGATGACATCAACTGATTCGGAACCAATGATTTCATCAAGTGAGAGTGCTTTAGGTTATAGCTTTAGTGGCACGTATCTTATTCCAGGCGGAGGTCTTTTTATTAAAAAGTCTGAACTTGCTAGGTTAGGGCTAAAAAAACAAAGGTTTGGAGTGATTGATTTCTATGGGAAAGATTAGAGGAGTTAGGATTACATTGATTGAAAAAGTGGAAGTAGGTAAAGATCCTTTTGGAAATGCTATATTTGACGTTAAAGAAATAGCGGTTGACAATGTATTGGTATCACCATCTTCTACAGATGACATTGCAAATCAGCTAAATCTGACAGGGAAAAAAGCCGTATATACCCTTGGCATTCCTAAAGGCGATACAAATGCTTGGGAAGATAGGGAGGTTATAGTATTTGGGGAAAGATATAAAACTTTTGGTGCAGTTTTAGAAGGGATTGAAGATTTAATTCCTCTAGGTTGGAACAAGAAAGTGATGGTTGAAAGTTATGAGTAAGTATAAATTTATCTTGAACAAAGCTGGTGTAAAGAGCATACTGAAAGGTCTTCAAATGAAGGAGATTGTTGAGAAAATGGCTGTTGAGATAAAGAATAGATGCGGAAGTGATTATGATCAAAATTCATATGTTGGCAAAAACAGAGTTAATGCAATGGTTTTTGCATCAACTTTTAAAGGAGTAAGGGATAATAAAAAAAATAATACTTTGTTGAAGGCATTAAAATGATAGAGTTAGTAATTAAAAAATATTTAGATGAAAATTTAAAAATTCCAGTATTTATGGAGCATCAGAATAAGGAACCTAAAAGGTTTGTTATTTTTGAAAAGACAGGTAGTAGCAAAAGGAACAGAACTTATGCTGCTACCTTTGTTTTTCAATCATATGCAGAGTCAATGTATGAGGCTGCTAAGTTAAATGAAGAAGTAAAAAAAATTGTCGAAAATATGGTAATGCTTGATGAAGTAGCGTTTGTAAAGTTAAATACTGATTATAATTTTACAGATACTGAAACAAAAAAATATAGGTACCAGGCCGTATTTGACATCAAGCATTATTAAGAAAGTGAGGTATAAATATGAGCAATAACGCAAATAATGTTAGTTTTGGAAAACCTAAAATTGGTGGAGCAATATTTACTGCACCGCTTGGAACAGAATTGCCAGTAAATGCAATATCGGAATTAAATGAGGCATTTTTGCCATTGGGCTATGTGTCAGAGGATGGACTTGTAAACGAGAATTCTCCAGAAAGCGAAAAGATAAAAGCTTGGGGTGGAGATGTTGTGTTAGTTACTCAAACCGAAAAAGAAGATACATTTACGTATACACTAATCGAGAGCACCAATATTAATGTATTAAAAGAAGTATATGGAAGCGAAAATGTAAGAGGGGATATAAGTACTGGAATTACAATAACTGCAAACTCCAAGCCATTAGAGGCACATTGCATCGTTATAGAGATGATTCTTAAAGGAGACATATTAAAGAGAATAGTAATTCCAAACGGAACTGTATCAGAAATAGGAGAAATTCAATATAATGATGAAGATCCAGTTGGATATGAAACAACAATAACATGTGTGCCTGATGATAAAGGTAATACTCATTATGAATATTTACAAAAGAAGAATAGTTTATAGGAGGAATAGTAGATGAAGTTAAATGGTAAAACAAGTACAGGTTTTGAATATGAGATAGATGTTGATAAGCTTGATGATATGAATTTCATAGAGCTGTTGTCCGAGGTTGATTCAAATCCAATATTACTTCCAAAGATAATCGAATTTATGCTAGGTAAGGATGGAAAGAAAAAGTTATACGAACATGTATCTGAAGAAAATGGAAGAGTTTCGATTAAAAAAATCGAACAAGAAATGGCGGACATAATAAAATCTCAAGCAAAGATAAAAAACTAATTATCCTCGCAAGAATGATAAGCGTAGACGAGGACGCACTGATTTGCGACCTCGCTGAAACTTATCGCATAATTGATTATCGCTCGTTTAGTTTAATTTTTATTTCAACGTTGGCAGCTGGGTTAAGGGATAATTCAAGAATAAAAATGAAAATTGCGAATCAAAAAATTGAGCTTAACACAATGCTTTTGGCTGGTGCACTTGATATGTTGAGATTGCTATTCTGGAGCAAAACAAAAGATGGCACAAAAAATAGAAATAGACCAAAATCAATAGTTGAAATACTAGAACAAAAAGAAAAAGCTGTGCATGATTATGCAACTTTTGCTTCTTGCGAGGATTTTGAAAAAGAAAGAAAAAGATTATTACAAGGTATTAAGGAGGGCGAATAATATGGCAACTGAACTTGGCAAAGCGTATATTCAAATAATGCCTTCCGCAAGAGGTATTGGAAGTTCAATATCAAAAGAGTTAAATGGTGAAATGGGTGGTGCTGGTCGTTCTGCTGGAGACATGTTGGTGGGTGCAATCAAAGGTGTAATCGTTGCAGCTGGGATTGGAAAACTGATAGGAGCATCTCTGAAGCAAGGTGGAGAACTTCAACAATCTCTTGGTGGTATAGAAACATTATTTAAAGATAGTGCTGATAGAGTTAAAAAATATGCAGCAGAGTCTTACAAAACAACGGGATTATCAGCAAATGAGTATATGAAAAATGTGACTGGGTTTAGTGCTAGTTTATTGCAATCTCTTGGTGGAGATACTAAAAAAGCTGCTGATATCTCAAATATGGCAATGACCGATATGGCTGATAATTCAAATAAGATGGGAACATCTATGGATTTGATACAAAATGCCTATCAGGGGTTTGCGAAACAAAATTATACTATGCTTGATAACTTAAAGTTGGGCTACGGTGGTACCAAGCAGGAAATGGAGCGCTTGTTAGCAGATGCTGAAAAAATTACTGGAGTTAAATACGATATTAGTAATTTATCTGACGTGTATCAGGCAATTCACGCAATTCAAGGTAAATTAGAAATAACTGGAACAACAGCAAAAGAGGCGTCTTCTACTTTGGAAGGCTCATTTAATTCAATGAAAGCATCGTGGCAAGATGTATTAGGGAATATGGCGATAGGTGCTGATATGACTCCGTCACTTAATGCCTTAGCTCAGACCGTATCAACATTTTTATTTCAAAATTTTATTCCGATGGTTGGAAATGTCTTAAAAGCTTTGCCTGGAGCTATCGCAACATTTATTCAGGCATCAATTCCAATCGTTGTGACTGAAGTTCCAAAATTAATCAATTCAATGATTGATAGCATGAAATCAACTTTTGATTTTGGTATGGATGGTTTTTCGGCTAATTTTCAGGAAGGCATTAATATTTTTTTAAGCTCAATATTGCCAAAATGGTTGCAAGTTGGCTCTGATATGGTAAGCAAAATAGTCGAAGGAGCAAAGCTTTATATACCTCAATTATTATCAACTGGTGTGGAATTAATAACAAGCATATTGAGTGGCATATTAGGTGCTATTCCACAAATATTTGCGACAGCTGGTGAAATTGCAACAACATTGATAAAAGCTATTTTCAGTATAATGCCTGAATTTTTGAAAAAAGGTGCAGAACTGGTATTAAATCTAATTGATGGAATAGTATCGGAGGGTCCAAATATCGTAAAAAGTATATTGGACACCTTGGTAAAGTTGATACTTACAATTACTGAAAATCTACCAAAGTTCTTGAAGCAGGGGACAGAAATCATTATTAATCTAGCAAAAGGTATTGTTGAAAGATTACCTGATATTATGATGGCAATTGGAAAGATATTATTGTATATTCTGGATGCGTTAGTAAAAGTACTACCCAAAATATTGTCTGCTGGGATGGGAATTATTAAAACTTTAGCTTCTGGAATACTTCAAATGCTTGGGTTGGCACTAAGTGCAATAGGTAAAATTCTTCAAGGAATAATAATGGCAATTGCGAAGATAATGGGATCAATATTATCAAAAGGTGCAGAATTGATAAGAAATTTTGCACAGGGAATAATAAACTCAGCAGGGAATGTTGGTAATGCGATTGGTAATGCACTGAGAAGTGGGATGGAAATTATTTCCAGTTGGTTTAGAGCATTTGGGAATGCAGGTGGTAATATTGTAAAGTCAATAGCTGATGGAATTTGGGATGCAGTAGGATATGTAACGGACGCAATTGGAAATATTGCACAATCTATAAGAGATTTTCTTCCATTTTCACCAGCAAAAGAAGGTCCACTTCGTGATTTGAATAGATTGAATTTTGGTGGAACTATTGCCGATTCAATATATGGTGGAAAGAAAATTGTAAATAAGGCTATTTCCTCATTGGCTGATGATGTAAATGAAGGATTGAGTTTTAATTCAGAATTAGTACTTGATGCAGATAAATATTCAAATCTAAGCAATGTATTGAATTTTGATTTATCAAAAGTAAGCGGGCTTGATATTGACAGCAAAGAGGATAAAACTCTTATTGACAAATTAGATGAGTTAATTAATCTTTTATCAACAAGAGACAATCTTCAGTTAATTCTTGATTCTGGTACGCTTGTTGGAGAGATAATTGATGGGATTGACAATGGTTTGGGATTATTGAAGAAAAGGAAAGAAAGAGGTGAATAACGATGAATCATCATGGTGTATTTATCGATAATAAACATTCATATTATGATTTTGGATTGATTATGCAGTCGGTGTCAATTGGATTTCCTAAGCCGAATATTGAAAAAATATCAATTCCTGGGCGTGATGGAGAACTTGATCTGTCAACAGTATTGACAGGAGAAATGACATATAAAAATAGAGAGATATCAATTTCATTCATATTTCCTGATAAAGATGAAAAGTCTTGGTTTAGAAAAATATCTGAGATATCGAATCATGTTCATGGCAGAAAAACTAGAATTATATTTGATTCAGATAAGGACTATTATTATGAAGGTATGTGTGAAGTAAATACAATCGACACAGAGTTTGAAAATTTGCAAATAACTATACATTGTAATGCGTTTCCGTACAAACTCAGAGATATGATGGTAACTGCACAAATATCAGGAAATGAAACAATTAGTCTATATAATTTAAAAATGAGAACTATACCTAAAATTTATTCATCATCAACAATGGATTTAGAATATAAATCTAAAACATACCATTTGCAACCTGGAGAGAATATATTTCATGATTTGAGGCTTGATAGTGGAAACAACCTAATAAGTATAAATGGTACTGGAAAAGTTGAAATATCATATAGGGCTGGTGATTTTTAATGTATAAAGTATACTGTGACAATGAATTAATATATTCACCATCTGAAGATTTAAATTTAATAAATCCCAAGGTAGAGTTGGAGGTAAATAAGGCAGGGTCATTTGATTTTACAATCTTACAAAATCATTTTTGTTACGACAAAATATATAAACTTAAATCTGAAATATGTGTATTACAGAATGATATTGAAATATTTGCAGGAAGGCCTACAGATATTGATATTGATTTTATGAATAGAAAAAAAATACATTGTGAAGGCGAATTAGCATATTTGAATGATTCTGTACAAAGACCTCATGAGTATAAGGGTGTGAATGTAAGGGAGTATTTAAAGTTTATAATTGATAGTCATAATGCACAAGTCGATTCTAAGAAGAAATTCGAAGTTGGTGCTGTCAGCGTAAAGGATAGCAATGATTATCTGTTGAGATATACGAATTGGGAATCAACATTAAGTGTACTATATGATGATCTAATAAAAAATCTCGGTGGATATTTTTTTATTAGAAAAGTTGATGGTACAAGATATTTAGATTATCTGGAGGACTACAATCATACAAATACTCAAAAAATAGAGTTTGGCGAAAATATGCTAGATTTTAGTAAGAATTTTGATACAACAGATATTGCTACATGTGTAATTCCACTTGGTGCTAGATTAGAAAATCCAAAGATAGAAGCATTGGGGGAGAGAGTAACTATTGAAAGCGTAAATAACGGTGTTGATTCAATAATAAGCCCGGAGGCAGTCAATATATATGGAAAAATAACAAAAACAATAACATATGATAATGTAACTCTTCCATCTAATCTAAAAAGAAAGGGAGAAGAGTATTTAAAATTTGTACAGTGGGAAAAATTAACGCTGCAAGTCAAAGCTATTGATTTAAGTTTTATTGATGGATCTTTTGAGCAATTTAAAATTGGCGAATATGTGAGAGTTGTATCGAAACCACACGGAATGGATGCAAATTTTCCTCTTAGAAAAATGAGTATTAAACTTGATAAGATATCAGATAATACTGTAACATTAGGAAATTCAAAGAGCGTATCATTAAGTTCATCAAGTATTGAAGCGAGTTCTGAAATAAAAAAAGAATTGGATATGTTGCCTAAAAAATATGAAGTTATGAAAATAGCACAAGATAATGCTACTGCATTATTAACAAAAGCTTTAGGTGGATTTATTCTTAAAACAGAAAACGAGCTATTAATTATGGATACCAACTCTATTGATACTGCAAAAAATGTGTGGAGATGGAATATTAATGGATTAGGTTATTCTAAGAATGGATATGAAGGACCTTTTGAAACTGCAATTACTATGGATGGTGCAATAGTAGCTGATTTTCTGACAGTAGGTGAAATACGTGGTGAGAACTTCAATCTTGATTTAAATAAAGGAGTGATGAAGTTTGGCTCTGGCGCAATAGATTCTGATGCTTTAAGCAGTGAATTAAAGAGAGAATTAAAAGGCTCTGATGGTAAGGCGCCTAAAATATTTTTTGCATATGCAAATGATGTTAATGGTGGAGATTTCTCAATTCAAAATTCAGATAATAGGTCTTATATGGGCATGTATACATCATTTGATGAATTGCAAAGTACTGACTATAGACAATATCGTTGGGTGAAAGTAAAGGGTGAAGATGGAACTGACGCAACAATTTATGACTGGATAAAAGATTGGAATGGAACGCTAACTATGATTGATGGTAAGAGAGTAGTTTCACCTCGCATATATGCGGGATCATCATATAGTGGAGTGTATATTAATGAGAATGGCATTATGGCTAAAAATGGGAGCGACACTACTGTTCAAATAAAATCAGATGGCTCTGTAGTTTTTGGAAATAAGATTGATAGGCAGATTATCATAGATACGTCAGGGAATGTTACAATACCAAAGGTGCGCACAAGCGAAATAAAAGGCGACGGTAGATTAAATTTAGATGCGAATGGATACGCTAGTATTAGTATGTCTGGAAATGATTTAGAAATCAGAAATAATAGCGCAACAATAAGATTTAATTCTGATGGAATAGAGATAGCACAGGGATCAAGAGTGTTGAAAGGCGGCTCTGGATATGCAGGATTGCAAGTCGCTTATGGGACTGTCATGGAAATGGGAAATAGCGAATCTAACATGAATATCAGAGGAGAATATGGGTTCTGGGCATCTCAAAACGGGACTCAAGTAATAAGAGCTGATACAAATGGGACTTACGGATTTGGATATCATAATACATCTGATGCAAAAACAAAAGAAAATATCAAGAGATTCGAAAGTGGAACAGAATTTTTGAGAGTTAATAAAAATAAAAAAATTACTGATATTACAAAGGAAGAAGTAATTAAGTTTATTGAGGATGCAAAATTTTATTTATATAATTTTAAGCATAATGATAAAACGAACTTATCAATAATGACTCAAGATGTAATGGGTAACGTGAGAGATGTGTTAGTGAACAAGGACAAAAAAACCGGATTTTTTGGAATTGATTTGTACAACTATTCATCAATGCTACATGTTACACTCCAGGAAGAGCTGAAGAAAACTGAAGAATTAAAAAAAGAAGTTGAAAATTTGACTCAGGAAATTTCAAAAATTAAAGAGTTATTAAACTCCTAAAATATCAACATTGCTGAAATTTAAAGACTCTCTATTTTCAATTTTAGAGGATTAAAGGTAGTAAGATACCTCTATTTTCTTAAAATCGTTTTTAGAGGGTCGTTTAAAAGAAAGGGGATAACCGTGGGAATAAAAGATATTGGAAAAGCCAGATATAAAATCACAATGAAAGATGGATATATTGAAGATTGCTATGCAACGCAATATGATACAGCTAGAGTATTTGAGTTTCAAGTATTTAATGAAAATCAAATACAGAGTATAGAAGACATAGATATTAAATTAATAGTTGAACAAAAAAATAAGGTAGTGTTTGCCAATGCTGAGATAATTAATGCTAGCGAAGGTGTCTTTTCAGTTACACTAAACTCTGAAATGCTTGAAGATGATTCAATACATTATGCACAAATAGAAATGTCAAATAGTCAAGGAATATTACAATCTCCGCTTTTTAAAATTAAAATAGGAAAATCAATAAAATCTGGAGCTGTAGCAGGCGTTAATATTGTTATCGATTATGAAACTGTGAAAAAATATATTGATGAAATAAAGTATTTAAGGGACCATACTGAAGAATTGAAGGGAGATACTCCGAAGTTAGAAATAAACTCATTGGGAAATTGGGTTATAGATGGAAAAGACAGTGGACATAAAGCAAAAGGCGAAGATGGCAAAATGTCATTTGAAGAGCTGACTGAAGAACAAAAGAAGAGTCTTAAGGGAGAAAAAGGTGATAGTCCATATATTAAAGATGGATACTGGTATGTTGGTAATAAAAATACCAATATAAAAGCACAAGGAGAAAAAGGCGATAAAACAACTGTGGACATCAAAAATGGATATTGGCATATTGATGGAGTTAGTACAAATCAAAAAGCACAAGGAGAAAAAGGCGATAAGCCAGCCATTACCATTGAAAATGGCTACTGGTATATTGATGGAGTTAGTACAAACCAAAAAGCAAAGGGTGAAGACGGAACTGTCGCATTTGAAAGTTTAACCCAAGATCAAATAAGTATGCTGAAAGGAGAGAGGGGAGATAAGCCGATAATCTCTATACAGGATGGATACTGGTTTGTTGATGGGGCTAATACAAATCAAAAAGCACAAGGGGAAAAAGGCGTACAGGGCGAGCCTGGAGAAATAAGAGTAGTAACTCAAGCACAATACAATCAATTACAAATATCTGAAGATGACAAAACACTTTACATTATTAAAAAGGAGGTGTAAAAAATGTCAACAATAGACTTAAATAGCGATACATTTGTTAAATTATATTGTGGCAAAAACCTGATCATTGATGGATATAGTAGTGGAGACTTTTTAGATATTGATAAATTGGAAGAAAAGTTGGAACAAAAGATAGTCTTAGAGAAAAAGAGTGAAATTGATTTTGCTAAAACCGATAATGGAGGTAATACATTAGTCGGGGAGTACAATAATAGCTATGTATTTATTGACTCATCTTCTATTAATATAATTGATAAAGAAACTTTAACCATGTCACATAAATTTAATATATATACGTCACCATGGAGAGCTTTTCTATTTGATAACAAATTGATATCAGCACAGAGTTATTCATTTGATTGTTTTAATTTAGATACACAAAAACAGGAACGCTATGATGCACATATTAAAATTGCATTAAAAAATGATGATAATTCATTCTATGTAATTGGATCACATCTAGATTCTTTTTGCAACGATTGGAATAGTAATGTTAATGTTGTATTGGTAAAAGACTTGAATGATAAATCTAAAAATATTAAATTTTCAGCTGATGATTATCCTTTTATGGGAGATGATGCAAATATTATTTTAGCAAAAAATAATAAAATTTATTACACATACAGTGATTTGAGCGTACGTGTGTTTTCAATTGAAAGTGAACAAGAACGTGTTTTATTCAGAAATCTAAGCAGTAGATATGTTAATGTTTATAAAGCTAATAATAAAGTCTTTATTATAGATAACGAAAAATTGCTAGAATTAAAAGATGCGGAAGTTATAGAAACAGGAGTAGTAGATGTTTCTGAAATATTTTTTTCATCAAATCACTACATATGTATTAGTAGAAAAAATAAACTTAAAGTTTATGATTTGGATTTTAAGTTGAAATACGAGCATAGCTGCGATTTTCTGTCAGCAAGAGTTATATCGTTTCATAAAAATAAATTTTTTGTAAGTCCACATTATCATGATGAAGGTGGAGTTAAAGTATATGACTTTGACTATAGCGAAGTAATTAAAGGTTATTTTATTAAGTAAGGAGAAAAAACATGAGTTTAAATTTATTTGATTTTTTTAGAGATTGTGTTCAAACACAGGAAAGCAAAATATTATTTATATTAATGATAATCGCAATTGCCATGATTGTTGATTTTATAACTGGAACTATCGCAGCATATGTGAATCCAAAAATTAAATTCCAATCAAAAGCAGGAATTAACGGAATTTTAAGGAAGATAGCGAGTATGTTGTTACTTATCGTATTTTTACCTGTGAGCGTATTAATTCCAGGTAATGCTGGAATTGCTTTGACATATACATTGTATTTTGGATATTTGTTAATGGAAGTTAAGTCAATAATTGAAAATGTCGGAAAGAATGGTACTAACACAAGCTTATTCAGTGATGTAGTTAGTAAATTATCTAAGCTGGATAATAAGTAACATGAAGGAGGGAATAAAGAATGGAAGTAAATTGTGTAATAGAATTTGATGAAGAACTGTATAAGGAAAATTTAGAAAAGAATCATTTCCATGACACTGATGAATTTGGTGGTTTATCTGATGAAGATTTAGAACAGTTAAAGAAAGAAGGGATAGTATAATGAATGGTATTAAATGTGGAGTGGCAATTTATGATTTTCCTGTACCAAATTGGAATAAAGGTAAAAAACAAACCTATGCTATGAATGCCGAAAAAATTGTAATTCATAATACTTATAACTCTGCCAAGGCAAAAGCTGAGGCATCATATATGGTGGGTAATTCCAACTGGACTAGTTTCCATACAGTGATTGATGAATCGGCTATATATGAGTGTATACCATTTAATCGCAATGCTTGGCACTGCGGAGCAACGTATGGTAATAGACATTATATCGGAATTGAAATAGCAAGATCAACTGGTAACGCTAATGATTTTGCAAAAGCAGAAGAGAACTGCGCTAAATATGTGGCGGCCATTTTAAAAGCTAAAGGCTGGGGAATTGATAGAGTGGTTACTCATCAGTATTGTAGTGGAAAATATTGCCCACATAAAACTTTAGATCTTGGTTGGCAAAGGTTCATAAATATGGTTAAGAAGTATATGGTACAAACACTAGTGCAGGTTAATGCTAGTGTGTCAAGAGGTGGATATTCGGTTATGACTAAAACACCAGGAGATGTATTAAACGTTCGTATGGGTCCAGGTGTAGGATATAGAAAAGTATCGTCCTATAGAGATGGGTCAAAAATTTATGTTGAAGAAGTGGTTAAAAATATAGAGGGAGCTTGGTATAAAATTCCACGAGTAGGATATGTATCAGCGAGATACTGTGAAAAAGTAGCATAGTATATTTAAGGGAGTGGCATAATAACCACTCCTTATTTTTTTATCATTGTCCACGATTTATCCACCATGAGTAAGTCATATTATGTTACAATGAATATGTAATGCGTTTAATTGCGTTTTAAATTTACTTAAAACGATGATATATCAAGGTGTCATAGTTGAATTCAGATAAAAGTGCGTTGAAATAAATTTGCAGATATCGATAAAGTTCAGATGTTTATACAGAAGAATAGATAATAAAAAGTAAAAAATTTTTAAAAATCATACTGAATTATTGATTTTATGATTCTACTATGATAATCTTATCTTACAGAGATAAGGAGTGGTCAACATGAAGAAATTAGATAATCCTAAATTAATATCTGCGATTGATGAATATGCACTATTTGCGAGAGAAATGATACTAGGTGATTATAATAATAAAGTACTATTTGATATGGTGCAAGAAAAAGGAATAGAGTTGTTTGGCATATGGGATGCCAAATATGATGGTATTTGTATTTGGAATTCAGAGACCAATAAACCGCAGATATATCTAAACATGGAGCAATCTGAGGAGAGAAGATTGTTTACTCTGGCTCATGAATTGGGGCATTTATTTATAGATTATGAGTGGAGTCCAAACAAAAAAATAGAAAGTGATCAAGACAAGCGTGTTTTATCAATAAACTTTAGAGATAAAGATAAAGCATCAGATACTACGGAGATTAAAGAGAGAATAGTAAATCAATTTGCAGGCGCATTTTTAATGCCAAAAGATAAGGTTGAAAAAGTGATTGCAGACTGTGATAACAAAGAAGATCCAGAGTGTATGATACTGGCTGTGAAAAAACATTTTGGTGTTACATATAAGGCGGCAACAAACAGACTCATAATGTTGGAGAAGATTTATGTCAAGTAATATAGAAAAACAACATGAATACGTAATGAAAATTAATAGTGAATTGCAAGAATGTACGGATAAGTATAAAACATTTACAATAACTGATAAAATATCAGAGAAGGCTTTAAAAGTCGCAGAAAATTCTGAATCTTATGGTGAGATAATAAAAAAAGAGTTAGCTGTAAGGCACAGAATTATTAATGATTTGTTAAAAGAGTTAAAAGCCCCTCTAACAAATGAACAAAAAAGTAAACTTAGATATAGGAGCAGAGTTTTAATATCTTTTTCCATATACTTTATTATTGTAACAGGTTTGTTTTTTTTATTACTATTTTGCCTCGCAAAAGATGGATATACTTCTGAAGAAACAAAAGTTGGAATGGCATTGGTTACAGGGTTCTTTGTAAATATAATAGGTTTAGTAGTTATAATATTCAAATACTTATTTGATGACAAGAATTCGCTAATGAAAGATATGATAAACTTAATAACTGAAACATTGAAAAATGAAGAATAAGGGGGATAATTTCCCCCTTATTCTTATGCCTTGTGCATGAAGCCTGCTTTTTATTGTAGTGGCTGGTGACTGTAAAAGAAGCTTATAAGAAACTTTTGGGCGGTTTAATTCCACCCTTAATTTTCTCTATATAGGAGTTAAAAAGGAGTTAAAAACTCCAATTTTTATGTAAAATATAATCAAAATTAGAAAATATAAAAAATAAAATTAAGTTATTTCAACTATTTCAAATCATATAAAAAATAAATATGTAGAGTGGGAGTAGAGCGAAAAAACAAGGAAATGGCTTAAAATAAGGCTTTTGAGCCTGTTAAAACGAGCAACTGGGACAAAATTGGGTAAAGATTGCAAAAAGAATAATCTTAATAATTGTTCAAAGTGGCTTTACAAGAAAATACAAAAAAATGAGACCGTAGCTTAGTTGTTACGGTCTTTTTGACTCTAGTGCTATTTCTGCTTGTATGTGAAGCATATGATATCGCAAAGGAGACATATTCATTAGCTACCCGATAAACAGGGGTTTGTTAGGCTGTAAATGGTTTGAATCCATATAACAAACATATTGGGAAGTCCATATATAACAACATTATAGATTCAGATTCCCAATAAATTCTCTAATTTGATCATATACCGGGTTATCAATGTGGGGATATGCTTCAAGCACTTTATTTGTCCATTCTGGTCCGTGCCCTCCAATATCTTTAATGAAGCATTCCAACTCCCCAACTGGAACAATATGAATGCCGTTTAGCTGTAACGTTTGGTTCAATCGCCTAAAAGCCTGAGCTGCATCTCCAGATGGAATAGCAGTTATCCCTGCCGATTTGATTGTCTCCCATTTTGAAATAGTACTAATAACTGTGCGTATTTCTTTTATTTCTCGATTTGATAAATACTGATTTTGAGAGCCATCAATGATTCTGTTAATACTTGTTTTGGCATCGTTTCTATTGACTTTTTCTTTTTGACTGTGCAAATTTCCTACAATAGTGTTGTAATCACTTTGAACGGTTGTCCATTCAATTCCAAAAGCTTCTACAATCCCCTTAAATACCACTTCATCATTCAGTACATCTATGTCTGCTATCAATTTTACGTCAATTTTCAATACCCGGAGTGCCAAAGCAATCTTTGACATACGTTGCTTACCGCCACAATGGATAAAAAGAGTCTCAGAATACCTTCCAGACAATTGTTTAAGGTAGCTTTCGACAATTGAATATATTTTACAGTCAGAATCGCTCTCACACAAAACAACAGAGTTATGAAATAAGCTAGACATTATGTTGGAATATTTTAGCAAAGGGTCATTCCATACAACTTCGAAACTATCATTATCAAGAACCGAAAAGTAATTTGTGTCATCTTTTCGAGTAATTCTAATGATTTTGATTCGTTTTGGACAAACCTCTAATAGACCCTTAATGATTTCTTCACTATGAGTTGAAATGAAGCATTGCTGTTTGTCTGATAGTGTTTGACCGATTATTTGCCCCATAATGTGGGCCTGAGGCGGATGAAGAAAAGATTCAGGTTCATCAATTAGAAAGGTACAAAAGTAGTCAAGCATCAAATAGAGCAAAATCCCAGTAAAACTTTTTATACCGTCTCCTTGATTTTGGACCTGTTTATAATTCTTGAGTATATCCGCATAAGCTTCCTGTCGTGCTTGCTCATCTTCATACTCTTTATCAAATTTTACTGGTTCGCCCACACAAAGTGGAATTGTAGATCCATTTAGGATATTTGGAGTAACCTCAATCCCAAAAGCTTTCTTAAAATTATCTGATATCCACTTTCGATACGTCCTATCAAATGCAGCATAGTGAATAGGGTGTTGCTTGGGTGAATTTCTTGTTATACTGCTGGGTGCATTACAAATTGTTAATCGTGCAGTTGTATCCAAATTAGCCACAAATAAATCTCGAAAATCGTCAAAGTAAGGGGTTGTTAGAAACTGCTCATTTGTTTGCTCAACATAAGTGAAATATTGCCCGAGAACTTCATATGAAGTATATGAACCTTTAGGTTGTTTTGGAGAAATGCTATCAAGCAAATCTTTGATTTGAGTAGGATATTTTGTTATAGCAATATCTGACACAACTGTAGTTGGGAATTTATTTGAAGACAGTGCATAAATATCTTTTAAGGATTGACTTTTTCCAGCGTTATTTGGTCCTACAAAAATAATAATGTCATTTTGTTGGATATCTACATAAGTTTCATCATTGAAATGAATTTTTGAAATATATCCTCCTGGTTTTACTGCTTCCATTTATATTATCTCCTTATATAATGTATTTAGGTTGTTAAAGGTAACCTATAACCCTTTATCGACTAAATATTATTCAGTTTTACTGTATAATATTGTTATTAGATAGAGTGTACTCGTTCGCTCCTTGAGATTTAATCTCGTACTTGAAAGAGTGAGACCTCTAATCTTTTAACTGTTTACGAATAAGTTAGATGTTGACCCTTTCAGGGTACTTCGGATTTGCCATAAGGCAGTAACGTTATTAGATTTTGAGGTGTCTATCTAAAATATATTTTTTGTGAGGTATCAAATGTTTTATTTAGGTATTGATATTGGTAAAAATACTCATGTTGCTTATTTACTTGATTCTAAGAAAAAAGTTGTTTTTAAGGCTTTTTCTTTTTCAAATTCTATTGATGGTGCTGAAAGTTTAATCTGCAAATTAGAACCTTTCAAAAATGAACTTGAAATTGGTATGGAAGCCACTGGTCATTATTGGTTAAGTCTATACTCATACCTTAGTGAAAAAAATTTTACTGTTCGTGTTATCAACCCCATCCAAACTGATGGTTGGAGACAAGGTATTGAGATTAGAAAGAGAAAAACTGATATTATCGATTCTCTTTTAATAGCTGATCTTCTTAGATACGGAGACTTCGTTGAAACATCACTTTCCGATGAATACTATTTATCTTTAAGAAATCTTTCTAGATTTAGGTCTTATCTAGTATCTTCAATTGGTGACCTTAAAAGAAAAACAATTGCTCTTTTAGATCAAATTTTCCCTGAATATGCCTCTTCTTTTAGTAATATTTTTGGTAAAACTTCAAAAGAAATTCTAGCGAATTTTTCATCTCCATCTGATTTTGAAGATATTAGTTCTGAAAAGTTAACATCTTTTTTAGAGAATGTTACTATGAAAAAATTTGCTACTAGAAAACTTGAAGAGCTTTCAAAAAAAGCATCAACCTCTTTTGGTGTAAATTTCTGCTTGGATTCATTTGGTTTACAAATCAAGATGCTTATCGAACAAATTTCTTTCATTCAAAATCAAGTGTTGGATGTCGAAAATGAACTTGCTACTATATTAGAAAAACTTAATTCTCCAATTACTACCATTCCCGGTATTGGTTCTGTTAATGCAGCTACAATATTAGGTGAGATAGGAGATATTAAAAGATTTTCTAATCCTTCTAAACTTGTCGCTTATGCCGGTTTGGATGCAAGTATTTCTCAATCTGGAGAGTTTGAATCCACTTTTAATCATATGACTAAAAGAGGTTCTCCTTATTTAAGACGTGCTTTGTTTCAATCTGCTCTTAGAGCTGAATTTTGTGACCCTGTTTTTTCTAATTATTATCAAAAGAAAATTACAGAAGGAAAGCACCATCTCGTTGCTACTAATGCTGTTGATAGAAAGCTTTGTCACACTATTTTTGCTGTTTTAACTAAAAATGAACCTTATCAAGAACAAAGTTAGTTTTGTTTAATTGTAAATTACAATCTAAAAATCAAAAACTTTGCTAACCCTATTTTTTTTAGTCTTAAACTCTAGGGGGGGTTCATGCTTATTTTTATTCAGTTTTTATCAATATCAATCCTTATATTTTTTTTCGTTTAACCTCTTGACTTTTAATAGTTAGTCTTTCTTAAATTGATTATTGTAACAGTAAAATGATTAGGGCTTATCAGTTTCCTATAGTTGCTAAAACTTGTAACTGCCTAAATTCAAATTTAACTATTATCATTTATTACATAGAAATTTTCCAAATCATAACTCCAAAATCATTTCTGGTTATGTGTTATGTGTATTACTCTTCCTTTTTATTTCTTTTCAAGAATCTTGATTTCTTTGGAAAAGACAACTTCCAATCTTCAAACTCCTCGTCTGTAATTTCACCATTATAGTGTTTCTTTCTCATTTCGTCCCATTCAATTAAAAAATCATCAAAATGAGGATTGTGGGATAGAAGAGCAGTAGGCTCACCATTTCCTGCAAGGGGACGGAACTTCATTTCTTTTTCATAGTCAAAGATGATATGCATGATTTCAAAAATAGAATTCGGCTCATGGTCGATTAAAGCTGAAATATCACAGTTAAGTGCATCTGCTATTTTTCTTAATTGTTCCTTGTTTGGAGATCTATTTCCCAATTCATAATTACGAATTGCAGCATCAGTTAATCCGGACATGATGGCAAGTTCTTTTTGTGTTAGTTTCCTAAACAAACGAATTTGTTTTAATTTCTTACCGGAAATCATTTCAGGACTCCTCTCTTAAAATTTTTTTATATTCTATCATAAATAATCACAAAACACAACACAAGCGTTCTGTTTAATATTTTCGGATAACGCTTTAATATCAGCGATAATAGAAGAAAATATTTTATAATAACTCTTGACAGAACGAAAATGAACTACTGTAATGCGAATATACAGTTCAAATACGAACTGTTAAAACGCAAGATATTTAGATTGACGCTCGTCCTATCTCAAAACATGGATGCAGAACCTTGCAAAAACTATGAATTGAAAGGAGGGTTAAAAATGCAAAAGATATTCATGACAGCAAAAGAAGTTCAAGATTTTTTGGAAGTCAGCAGAACGACTGCATATCAGCTGATCAACGAAATGAATCAGGAACTTACAAAGCTCGGCTATCGAGTACAAAGAGGCAAAGTGAATCGATAGTATTTCATGGAAAAGTATTGCTATGGGAATGAAGTTAGAAAAGAGGTGTAAAGGTGGGTGCATATAGAGATGAAAATAAAAACGGCACTTGATATTGCAAGTTCAGCTATGTGAATTGGAAAGGTGAGAAGCTAAACAAGAAAAAAAGAGGGTTTTCAACAAAGAAGGAAGCATTGAATTGGGAAAAAGAGTTTCTATCACAGCAAGCAGGAACGGTTGAAATGACTTTTCGAGAGTTCTTTGAACTTTATAAAAGGGATAAAAAGCCTCGTATCAGAGAAAATACTTGGCGTACGAAAGAAGCTATTGTTACAACAAAAATAATGCCATATTTGGGTGATTTACTTATGAATGAAATCAGCAATGTAGCGATTATCCAGTGGCAGAATGAATTGATGAAAATAAAAGATGATAGAGGTCAAACTTATTCGCCGACATACCTTCGCACAATCCATGCTCAACTTAGCAGTATTTTGAATCATGCTTGCAGATACTACAACTTGAAAACTAATGTTGCCAGAGATGTTGGAACTATGGGAGAAAAAGAAGCGGATGAAATGCTATTTTGGACACAGGAAGAGTATGAAGCTTTTATCAAGGCAGTTAAGGATAAACCGCATTCATATTATGCCTTTGAAATTCTATATTGGTGCGGGCTTCGGATGGGAGAGCTTCTTGCCTTGACTAAAGAGAAATTTGATTTTAAGACAGGAACCATAAAAATTGATGAATCTTTGCAAAGGATTGATGGAAAGAATATTATCACTCCACCAAAAACGAAGAAGAGCATTCGGAAAGTAGCTATGCCGGATTTCTTGGCTGAAGAAATCAAAATATACTTGAATGGATTTTATAAATTAAAGTCAAAGGATTTGATATTTACATTTTCAAAGAGCTTCCTTCATCACGAAATGAATAGAGGAGCAAATAAAGCTAATGTAAAAAGGATAAGGGTGCATGATTTGAGACATTCTCATGTATCTCTTCTAATTGAACTTGGTTTTTCTGCAACAGCTATCGCTGATAGAGTCGGGCATGAGTCAATTGATATTACCTACAGATATGCACATCTTTTTCCTAGTAAGCAGAAAGAAATGGCAGATTCGCTAACACAGGTGAGAGTAAAAACACAAAATGATTGGGAAGATTTATTGAAAGAGGATGAAGAAAATGTTTAGACCGGAATCTCTACAAAAAAGGACAAAGCAGATTAAAGAAAAGAAGATAAAGAACGAGAAAAACAGAAAGCGTAATCGCATCTTGAATTTCAGAGTTTCTCAGGAAGAATATGATTTGATAAATAAGCAAGTCGAAATAAGCGGACTGTCAAAACAGGACTACTTTATACAACTTCTTGGTGAACACAAGATAAATATTACAGCTGATTATAGAGTTTTAGATGCCATAGCAAAAGAGATATTTCAGTTGGCAAGAGTAATTAAAAAGTTCGGGAAATTAGATGAAGAAGAGCAGGACATCTTGCTTTATGTTTTAGAGATTTATGAAGAGATTAAACAAGAAAAAAGCCTTTAGCCAACAGACCAAAGGCAAGATGAAAGTACAACTTGGTATTTCATCCCTGAGAAGACTATTTTATCAGGTTGTACTTTTGTCATCAACTATAGATTGGAGGACAACATGATAAAAACGGAACAGTATAAACAAAATATTCCGATGGAATTAAGACAGTATAAACAGTGGTTATGGTTTAAGAAAATCAGAAGAGTAGATTTGAAAGGCAAGGAAAAAATACTAAAGCTTCCTGTGAGTCCAATTACTTTAAAGTCAAGTGATTGGAATAATAAGGAAAACTGGGCAGACTTTGAAACAGCAGTTAATAATATAGAGAGTAGTGGCTCAGATGGATTGTCTTTTGTACTAAGCATAGATGATCCATTTATTTGTATTGACTTGGATAATGTATCTCGTGATATGAGAGAAAGGTTTTTCAGAGATTTTCATGACACTTATATTGAAATTTCTCAATCCGGTAAAGGACTTCACATTTTTGCAAAAGGGGAAATTGCTGATAATTTCAATAACCAAATTGAGAAAGTGGAAATGTATCAAAATAACAGATGTATCGCTATGACCGGGAATAGTGTTGCCGGAACCTCAAATAACATCATAGATAAGCAAAGTGAGATTGATAGATACTATGAGTGTTTTGCACCTAAAAAGAGCGTTAGAGAGCAAATAAGAGCTTATCAATCAGATAATGATATACTGCCTGATATACCTAAAATCATAGAAACGATGTGTAAGCATAATAGAAAAGCTAAAGGTTTATTTGAAGGAACAATAGCAAGCGGAGATGCCAGCAAAGATGATTTTTTGCTGTTGCTATTATTAAATAGCTATACACATGGTGATGAAGCTTTGATGAAAGAGATATTTTTAATGTCTGCATTAAATCGGAGTGATGACAGAAGCAAAAGAAAAAATGAAGCAGCCTATATCAAATATTTGGAAGATAGTATAAAAAAAGCGACTCGGTATGAAAATCAAAAATACTGGGACTATAACTATCACAGAAAAAGTGTAGGTGATAACCGTGAATGACTGGCTAAAATTTAGTGATGATGAATTGTCGGATTATCTGAACAGAGAACTCGAATATACCGATAAGGGACAATTAAAAAGTAATACTACTAATCTAATCACTGTGCTGGTAAATCCGTTATTTTGCAAAGAAGAGAAGATAATAGACGGAACAGTTTTCTTTGATACATGCAGCATGACAGTCAGGTTTTTCGGAACTCTTAAGGGAGAAAAACAGAAAGACTAA